GATACCCTGATCACAAGTAGGACAGTGTTCATTCTCATCAAAGAACTTTGCTTCCTTGACAACAGACTTGATCTGAGTCTTGAACTGTGCTTGATATGCCATCAACTGTGTACGTTGTGGTTTAAGTTTGTCCAATGATGTACATAGGGTATCAGTATCAAGGTTGACATTTAGTGCTGTATTCTGTTCCTCAAGTGAATAGATCTCATCGAACAGTGTTTGTATCTCGTCTTCCTTGGTTGCCTTGTGTTGTTCGTTAACAGCACTTAGGTCACGCAGATACTTCTTCTGTGCGTTGATCTTAGTCTTGACCAGTTCTATTGAATGAGAGTTACTACTGATAGCATCCTTCAGTATAGAAGACTTCTCCTTCAATAGAGAGTTCATCTTAGAGAAGATGTTGATGTCGAGTAGATCCTCGATCACCTCACGTCTTGCGCCCCCTGTCATCTGCATGAACGGAACAAAGGAACTTGATCCAAGAACAACAATCTGGTGGAATGATTTGTGAGACAACTTGAGAATATTCTTCTCTAACATTGCCTGATACTCTTTGGCGTGGGAGTCTTGGTTGACCATGTTACCGTCTACCCAGATCTCAAAGATGTTAGGTTTGATACCACGCACGATCTTGTATTGTGCCTTACCTATATTAAACTCTACCTCAACTTCAGTACCCTTCTGGTTGATAGAGTTCACGAGTTGTGGTTTAGAGATCTTACGGTGAGGTTTGCCGAACAGACCAAACGATAGGGCATCCAACATGGTGGACTTGCCCGAACCATTATGTCCTATCACCAAAGTGGTAGGTGCCGCATCGAAGTCGATAGCAGTGAATGCGTTGCCTGAAGACAGGAAGTTTTTATAACGAAGTTTAGTAAATTTAATCATACCAGTATTATACCATTAATAGTCAGTCTTGTCAAACTTTATTTTCTCCCACACACATTTAATAGAAGGGTCATATGACTTAGTGAACACATGAAACTCCACATCCTCTAATCCCGGAACGCCTCTGTCCTTCAGTAGTCCATAGTAGTCGAACCCAACTGCCGCATAGATAGTACCATCGTGCATCCTATGGTCTGCCATTGTCACCACATACTTAGGTTTCAACAACTTCAATGCTCGTGATAGAAACCACGAGGTAATGTTATGTTCGCCTTGGTGCTTGGTTGATACGACTAGTCGGGTTATGTCCCAGAGTCCGGTCGTGGGGTGGTTCACTCCAAAGTAGATTGGAACGAAAGACGGATGACAATGCCCTTCACTGAACTGAACCACCCCCACGACATCCTCACCGTAGATCAAACCATAAACCTTGTTGGTTGGGGCATCCATGTATGGGTTACCAAGATAATGGTACCTCTTAATACAATCTGCCCCTTGGTTCATGGTTATCTCTCGAACACCATAATGACTCTTCAAGTTACATTATTTCCATTGACTGTGCTTCTGTCATTAACGCAGAGATCTCTTGCTTAATACGATCCTTGTCTAAGTCAGTAGTCACGTTATCAACATAAGAATTTACCAGTGTGGTTGTGTCCTCAAGTTTGATGTTATCGTCACCTACGTTCTCGCCAAGGAAGTCTTTGAAGTCTTCGGCAATCTTTAGTTCGTGGATGTTCTGTTGCTGTACTCTATCAACGAACCGTTCGAACTCTAGTATATTGCCCTTATTGACCACAATGATCTTAACGAACTTGTTATCTAGATGAGACAAGTCTTGGAACTTATTCATCTGCTCGTGGTCATAGTAGATCTTCTCATAGATAGTGAGAGGATTACGGACAGGTGTTACTTCTCTTGTTTCTGTATCAAGTACATGGAAGTGCTTCGGATCACCGCAATCATTCCAAAAGAACTCATACTGTGCCCCAAGATAATGGATGTTACCCTGCGAAGACTTGGCATGGAAGTGTCCAGTCAGAACAGTCTCGAATCTATCGAAGTGAGACTTGCTCATACCTGACATACACACCTGACCTCGTGCCATCTCGAAACCTTGTAGTTCCAAGTGTGCGCCTATAAGAGTTGCTTTTGTGTTGGCAAGAAACTCAAGTGATGCTTTCTCGTTCTCTGGGTTGATCCAAGGTACTAGTCCTACACAGAGACCATCATAGTTCATCTCAGTAGGTTCCATGATAAGGTTAACCTCATTCATGTAGTGACCCTGTAGTTCCTTCAGTGCGTTCAACTCATTGGTGTTCTTGTAGTAGACATCATGGTTACCCGGAATGATATCCATAGTAATGCCATACTCGCGTAACTTCTCTAGGAAGATCTTACGGTTATGTGCCAGTGCTTTAAAGTTGACAGTCTTTCGATTGTCGTAGTAATCCCCAAGGTGAAGTATCTGGGTGATGTTGTTCTCTAATAGATATGGGAAGAACACTTCACTATAGAAACGTTCTTGATAGTCCATGAATATATCAGACGAGTTTCGACACCCTGCGTGGGTGTCATTTAGTATTGCTATTTTCATATATAGTTCCAGTTATCAGTGTACATTATAACAGGTTATAAAGTGGGTGTCAAGTCTTTTTTACTAAGTTTCCTGATACGGTAACTCTGGGAGATTCTGTGCCGTGGAAGGGATATACTCCGTGTCGAAGTTTAGCAGGGAACATGAACATAGTATTCTCGTATGTCACGTCTACTGGTAGAGGTAGGTCACATTGATTACCAAATATATCATTGTAAAAGAACGAGAAGTGTGCCGCAAGATTGCTACCATTGGCATGATACTTATCGACTTGATCTATCATAGTATATGGAATCTCTACAAATATGACGAATGATAGATCACCTCCGTGCGCGTGGGGAGGGTTGAAGTCACCTTCATAAGAAACATTGAACCACATAGATTCTAGTTCATACTCGAAACCTTTGAATTCTTTGGCAATAGGACACAAGTACTTACCTAACTGTTCATGGCAATACGAACTCAATAGTTTACCTTCTGACTGGTTACCTGCGAGTTTGTGTCGGAAGTCTTCGTGTATCTGGTCACCAAAGATCTCTTCCCTAAGTAAACTCATCTCGTACTTAGGGACAGTGATATCTAGATAACGATCATCATCTAAATGCTTATACATTAATCGTCAACTAAGAAGTCTGATAGGTCGGAGTCAACATTGACAGCACGTCTCTTACGTTGCTTCTTCTCTGCTTTCATATACTCTTTGAACTGAGTGTCTGCGTCCTTAACTGTATCAATACGAATACGCAAAGACTCAATGACTTGATTACTTTGTTGTTCGGTGTTATTATCATAGTCCTGTCCTACAACGAACATACTAATATCTGCCTCGGACATATACTTCATCTTAATGTCTTGTTGCTTCTTCTCTTTCTGGATACGTCTTAGGAACGCATACCACGAGATAGTAGTGAAGTAGGAGAACGCATTGGGGTTCTTTGATCTGGTTGCTGTCTCAATGTCATAGTTCTCAATTGCTTTGAGGCAGTTCTCCACAGCATCCATCACCATCTCTTCACGATAGGTGTAGCGAACGAAGTTGGACTTGTGAGATAGTCCCTCGGCAATGCGAAGGAAGCAAGTAGCAATGTATGTGGTAACTATAGGTTTGTCGATACCACCATCTTTACAACGAATAGCGTCCTTGCAATACTCAAACACAGCATTGCTGAAGTCCCTGTTGTTAACGTAATGTGGTTTGTCTTTAGGTTTCATTATTTATAGTTCCATTTGGTTAATAACTATTATACTATAGTGACAGTCTTTTGTCAAGGTAAACTTCTTCTTCCTTTGATAATGCCTCGTGACATATCCTATGTCGTAGTTCAGACGAAGAGAACCTATGGTCTCGCTTGTTGAAGTATAACTCTATACCTCTCTTCTTACATATATCTTTACCAGTGAAGTCGATGTCTCGATACTCTTCACCCATTATCTTAATGTCAATTTGGCACATAGAGAGTAGGTCTTCTAGATCTGCTTCGGTCTCGTATACCATAATCTCATCAACATACTTGACGGCAGATAGTTGTGCTTGCCTCTCGACTAGGGATTGGATAGGAGCATTCTTCTCGGATCGATCTCTGGATGGATCAACCTGAAGGGCACATATAAGATAGTCACACTGAGACTTTGCTTCTCTTAGCATGGCAATGTGCCCTGAGTGGAGCAGATCAAATGTACTTGCAGTTATTCCGGTCTTCATTAAAATATTCCTTGACATAATGTAATTCTTGTGCTATAATAAGACAGTCGTCTGCCCACAGTCAATACACTATGATTAGTGGACTGTTGGGAACGGAAGAACGTTACTATCGTATTCAATATCATCATCTTCTTCATCATAATCATCACCTTCATAGTCCATAATTGATTCCACACCCTTTATATATTGTTTCACTATCGAAGGGACTGGGTTAGCAATTGCCACAATCTTATCAATCTTTACTAGAATCAATTTATCAGGATCATCTTGGTAACACATAAACAGACGATACGACCATAGTCTAGTACCATCAGGTTCTTGCTTATATTCAAAGGCAAGTGGATTTCTTATGATTAGATCTTGATCATCTTCTTCGATGATTTCACAGATTATCTCTTCACCAGTAACCAACTTCAGTTGCTTTATATTATCACTCATCAGTTTGCTCCTTTAAGTTAATAGGGTAAATACTGTACTTAAATCCTTCCTTCGTGTAGATCTTAATCCTCTCAGCACTATGTCTAAGAGTAAAGTTCTTATGCTTGTCAACGTGAAAGTCATCAGCAATGTCAAACAGTTTAGTCGCAACACCATTGTCGCTCTTCCGTAGTCCACGACCAATACTCTGTAGTACCTTGACCTGAGACTTACTAGGTGTAGCAAATACTATGTTGTGCAAGTTCTTTATATTTATACCTGTACTAAAGGTACCTAGCGAGGCAACAATAATAGAATTATCTTCCCCTTCCACAATACCACGGATCTTCTCACGATCCTGTGCGCCAACCTCACCTGATACATAGAACACCTTACGGTCATCGGGTACAGCATCCTTGATAAGTTCAAATAGTATCTTGCCGTGCTTCTCCACGAACTGAAACATAACCAAGGTATTGCCTGTCTGGTCTACTGTCAACTTAGTAATGAAGTTGTTCCGTGCCTTGTTAGTAACAATGAAGTCTATCTCTTCTTGATAGGTCTTGTCCTTCATCCAATGACACTTATCATTGTGGTAACGTAACAGCAGAATAGAGATGTCAAGGTCTGCTAGTTGTTTATCTTTCTGTAATTGTGCGGTGCTAGTCACCGTAAACACTGGCCCGAATAAACCTTCTAGGACAAGTTTGTTTGTCTCAGTACCATCCAACGTTCCTGTCGTACCGAATCTATACCTCGCATTGATACACTTGTCCATCATAGTAGATAGAGACTTTGCCTTAAACAGGTGTACCTCATCACCAAACACCGCATCGAACTGCTCGAACCATTCCACACCAAACTTATAGATCGACTGCCATGTAGATATGATGACAGGTTTGTCAGTCACCTTATCTTTACCTGAATAGATCATATGGACGTTCTCATCCACGTCATACCCATAGTCGGCAAAGTCTTTGTACATCTGCTCTACCAGACTTGTGGTAGGCACAATGATTAAAGTTCTAGATACATCTTTATTTTCCTTGACAAACCGCATCAAATTGTATATAATGAAACTCTTCCCTGACCCA